CACCGGCAGGGGCGTTGCATTCTCCCCCGCTGGTGATGCGATTGCAGTGGGTCATGACAACAACCCCTACATCACCGCCTATCCGTGGTCTGCATCAGGATTTGGCACAAAGTACACCAACCCTGCGACGTTGCCTCCAAGCAACGGCAACGGCGTTGCATTTTCACCCGCTGGTGATGCTCTTGCAGTGGCTCACATCTCCTCCCCCTACATCACCGCCTATCCGTGGTCTGCATCAGGATTTGGCACAAAGTACACCAACCCTGCAACGTTGCCTGCAGGCGAGGGCAACGGCGTTGCATTTTCACCGGCTGGTGATGCTCTTGCAGTGGCTCACGCCTCCTCCCTCATCACCGTCTACCCCTGGAACTCCTAATGAACAAACTCTCCATCCTCACCCCCGCCCTTGAAGGCCGCGACCAAGAACTGCTCACCTATCAAATCAACATCGACAACTACCGCTTGGCCATCGCCAAAATCAATGCCGATCACGCCGATAACCACGACCTTCTCGCATTCCGTGATGATCTACAGGCTCGCCTTGACGAAGAACTCCGCCAGCAGCTTCGCGCTCGCATTATCCGCGACGTGATCGCGGAGCAAGTTGCCGAGCTGTCCACACAGGAGGAACTCACCCCATGAACTACATCCACATCACTGCAGACGGTCAGCCTGAGTACCCCTACAACCTCTGGCAGCTTCGCAAGGCACACCCCAACATCTCATTCCCGGCTGAACCGACCCCGGAAGACCTGGCGCCATTCAACGTCTTCCCCGTCACCATCAACCCTCAGCCCGATGGTTACAACCGTCGCCTGCAAACCATCGAGCAGCTCCCGCCAGTGCTCGGTGAAAACGGCTGGGTGATTGACTGGGCGCTGCGCGACACCACCCCAGAAGAGCAGGCCAGCTACGACGCTGCTCACACCCCTGAGCCTCAGTGGATGAGTTTCGGCATTGAGCTGGCAGCTAATCCTGCCATCTCCGAGCTGTACGACAGCATTCCCACTGCACTGGCCAATGGCCTGAGCATCGGCCTGTCTGAAGCCAGCAAGGGTGACACCAGGCTGTTCATTGGCTTGTGGCAGCGTGTGCTGGCTGCTGGCGGTGTCTCTGCTGAGTTGTTGGGAGAGATCGGGGCGCTGGCCTATCAGTTCAACCTGCCTGCTGGCTTCGTCGCTCAGATGATGCCGCAGTCTGAGGCATGACCAACCCAGCACCCAGCATCCGGGAACAGATCCTCACCAGGATCGCCACCGTCACACTGCTTGGCACGGTGCAGGTGGGCAGCAGGATCTACCGCAGCAGGGTGCAGGCCTACTCCAGATCAGAGGCCCCAGCGATCACCGTCAGCCCTGGCGATGACAACCCGATCAACGCACCACGCACCATCGGCGCCAGCCTTGGGCGTCTCGATCAGGCGCTGCCGGTGCTGATCGAAATCTACGTTCGCGGTGATGTGCCCGATCAGCTGGCCGATCCGATCGGCGTTGACCTGCACGCCCGGATGATGGCCGACCGCACCCTCGGCGGCCTGGCGCATGACGTGCAGCCTGATGGCTGGGCGCCGCAGTACGAACCAGCTGATGCCACAGCTGGATGGATCGGCCATCGCTTCCTGATCCGTTACCGCACCCGTGACGATGCCATCAATCTGGCTCCATAGCCTGATGGTGCGGAAGCTCACCCCATCTCATGGCGGCAGATTCATTCTTTGAGCATCACGGCCAGTCCGGTGAGTACGTGATGCTGCCCAGCGGTCAGATGGTGCCCGCTGCTGAGGTCGTCGCGCCTGTTGAACCTGCTGAGCTTGCCAAGCCTGTCAAGACTGCCACCAAGGACTGATGACTGCTCTCCTGATCCGTAATTCGTTCTTGCTGGCCAAGACGGAAACCGCATACGGCACGCTCGCCTCTGCGATCGGTGCATCCGATGCGGTCAAAATCATCTCGATGGAGGTCAACCCCATCACCGGTGATCGCGTTGAACGCAACCTGATCAAGGGGTTCCTCGGCGCCGACCGCCAGCCGCTCACCAATGAGCACGTCGCCGTCACGGTGACATTCGAGTGGGGCGGCTCCGGCGTCGCTGCCACCGCACCCCGGTTCTCTCCGCTGCTGCTGGCGGCCGGCATGAATCTGGCCGCATCGGCCGAGATCACCGGCACGGCCACTGCAGGCGGCGCCAACACCATCACCCTGGCGGACCTGGGCGGCAGCAACCCAGCGACTGACGCCTACGTGGGTTTCCCGATCGAGATCACCAGCGGCGTCAACTCCGGCGACAAGGGCGTGATCGTGGCCCACAACGGCACCACCCGAGAGGTGACGGTGGTGGCGTCCACGGCATCGTTCACCGGCGGCGCAGTGAACTACAAGATTCCCGCGCTGTCGCTGTACCAGCCGATCAGCACCTTTGGCAACGGCTCCAGCTGCACGCTGGTGGCGGTGAAGGATCAGAACGTGCACCGCATCGAAGGCTTCCGCGGCTCCCCGGCGCTCAACTCACCGCTGAACAGCTACGGCACCTTCACGATCACCGGCATCGGCAAGTACGTCACCCCAACCGCCAAAAGCTCTGAGAGCTTCACCTACGGCAACCAGGCCGAGCCGGTGCCCGTCACCCCGCGCCACACCAAGGCGCTGCGGTTCCAAGGCTACGGGCCCTGCACCGAGGGCTTCACCTTCGACTGGGGCCTCACTACCTCGTTCCGTTCGCTGATCAACTGCGAGCCTAACGCCCGTATCACCGATCGCCCGAACCCCAATGGAACGCTGACGATTGAAAATCCGCCGGTTGCGACCAAGGATTACTTCACTGCTGCTGCTGACAACAGCGGCGCCAGCGATGGCCCGTTCGTGGTGCAACAGGGTACGGCAGCAACGGAAAGCTCCATCTTCTTCTGCCCGAAGGCTGCGATTAGCGGCGATCTGTCGTTCAGCGATTCCGATGGGATCGACATGCTGCAGATCCCGTTTACTGCGCTGCCCAAGACGCAGAACGACGAAACCCGCCTGATCTTTTTCTGATTCGCCATGTTCCACCTGTTTCAGCCCGACCATATCGAGTGGCCGGTGAGTGTTGACCTGCCGGCCAAAGGTGGAGTCAAGAAGCCCTACAAGTTCACCGCTCATTTCAGCGTGCTCGATGAGCAGGACGCGCAGGCGCTGCAGGATCAGCACAATCAGATGTTGGTGGCGATGCGCAAGCGCATCGAGGTGCTGCAGGGCTACGCCAAGGATGAGGATGCCTCGCTGAGTGACCCGCTGCCCTGCACTTATCAGGACCTGGCTGATGAGGTGCTCTGCGGCTGGGGTGATGAGGTGGTGGGCGAGGATGGCGAGCCGATCGAGTTTAACGACGCCACCAAGGCCCAGCTCTACCGTGTGCAGGGCGCCAGCGCTGCGATCTTCAAGGCCTGGCTAGAGAGCCTGGGCCAGCCGTCTGAGAAGGCCGCCGCGAAGGTCGGAGGGTTCCGCGCAAAAAACTCATAGACGCGGCGCGGTTCCTCGCCGCTGCCGCGAAGGGTGACCCAGCCGACGATGGCAAGGATGCGGCTGATGCTGCAGCGGTGTTCGGCCTAGCGGTGCCTGAGGTAGAGCAGCGACCGGAAACGTTCGGCCTGCTGGCGGAGAACGGCGAGGCGATGGGGTGGTTTATGAAGCTGCAGACCCAGTGGCGGATGGGGATGAATGGCCCTGTGGGGCTGGACTATCAAGTGTTCTTCCTGTGGGCCAAGGATGAGGGCGTGAAGCGCAGCGATCGGCTGTGGCTGCTGGAGGATCTGCGGTTGGTGGAACGGGAGTTCTTGGGGGTGATGAGGGCGGATCCGTAGGCTGATCTCAGGAATGGCAGCCGAATAGAGCATGGCCCGGATGAGCCTGGATACCGCCATCCGGCTCTCGGCCGAGGTGAAGGGCGGCGGGAATATCGACCGGGTGAAGAAGTCGCTGCAGGATCTGGGCAAGAACAGCCAGACCACGGCACGTGAGATCAGCACCTTGCGGGCGGCCACGTTTCAGTTCGCCCGCGCCAACGACAACACCATCGCCGGGATCCGCAGCAGCATCGGCGCATTCCGTGGGCTGCAGGAGCAGGCCAAGATCGGCAGCCGCGAGTTTCAGCGGTACGGCGCCGAGATCCAGAAACTCGAAGGGAGGCTGCGGGGGCTCGACACCACCGCCACCGCAGCTGGTGATTCGATGGGCCGCAGGTTGGCGGCAGGCCTCGCCAGCAGCCTGGCTACCATCGGCGCTGGCAGGGCCATTGGCGGATCGCTGGGCGCCGTGGTGGCGAGTGAAGAATCAGAGCGGCGGTTGAGGTCGCTGTCGCAGGGGCTCGACGATTACAGCAGGGTACAAGCCGCCGCCACTGCTGCTGCGCAAAAGTTCGGCACTGCGCAGACGCAGGCCAACCAAGAGTTCGCGCAGATCTACGCCAGGCTGCGGCCAATCGGGCTGACGCTGGAGGAAGTCAGCACCGTCTACAACGGCTTCAACACGGCGGCCAAGCTGAGCGGCACCACCTCAACTGAGGCAAGCGCGGCGTTCCTGCAGCTGAGCCAGGCGCTGGGCACTGGCGTCCTGCGCGGCGAAGAGCTGAACAGCGTCTTTGAGCAGACCCCGGCAGTGGTGCAGAGCATCGCTCAGGTGATGGGTGTGCCGATCGGCCAGATCCGCGAGCTGGCGAAGGAAGGCAAGATCACCGGCGACATCGTGTTGACAGCCTTAGGGCGGATTGAACGCGACGGCGCCCTCAAGCTGGCCGAGGCGATGAAGGGCCCGGCGCAACAGTTCCGCAACCTGCAGATTGCGGGGCAGGAGCTGCAGATTCAGTTCGGGCAATCGCTGCTGCCAACCACCATCGCGCTCACTAAGGCGGCGACCGGGCTACTGGAGCAGGCCAGCAAACTGCCCGAGCCGGTCAAACAGGTTGGAGCCGCTGCGGCCGTTGCCGGTGTTGCCGTTCTCGGCCTGACCACGGCGATGAGCGCCATCGGAGGGATCACCGCTGCAACGAAGGCTATGGAGGCCTACGCCGTGTCAGCAGGCGTCGCCACCAAGGCGCAAGTAGGCCTCAACCTGGCGGTGCTGGCTAACCCCTGGGTGCTGGCTGCGGCCGGGATCATCGCTGCCACCGTGGCGGCCTACAAGTTCATTGAGCCGTTCCGGGAATTCGTCAACACCTACCCGGAACGGTTCAAGATTTTCTGGGGATCAATCGCTGCCGATGCTCAGGCGTCGTTCAAGCGCATCACCGATGCGGCCACGGCGATGGGCCAATTCCTGGCCAAGGGCGTACAGAACATCGCCAACAGCTTCGCAACGATGTTCGGCTGGATTCGTGCCCGCGCTGGCGAGGCCCTGCGCGCCATCGGCGTTGACGGCCAGTGGCTGGCGGGCGCCATGCAGAGCGTTTCTACCACGATCGGCAACGTGTTCTCTGCGGCGTTTGATTTTGTGCAGTCGAGATGGCAGCAGACCATCTCCAACATGATCAACTACTCCAATCCGTTCACGGCGATGCTCACCACGATGGGCATCAACGTGGGGGATGCTGCTGTAAGCGCGATGCAGACGGGTCAGCAACGGCTGCAGGCGGCTGGTGTGCCGAACACCTACACCGTGGGCGGTATCACCTACGACACGGCGACGGGTCGGCCTGTGGCGGGTGCCGCGCCTACGGCCGCGCCGCCTCCTAGGGCTGTGCCGCTGCCGGTTGTGCCCGCCCCGGCTGGAGGGGGTGGGACTGGTGCTGGCACAGGGGGCAGGGCTGCTGCGGTCGAGGTGAAGAAAGGCGTCAAAGAATTGCTCCGCCTGACTGACGCCGAAATAACCGCAGCGGTCAATACCGCAATCGGAGAGTACGGCGGCTTGGACCCTCGCGGCCGCACGGACGTGTTCGCCAACATCCTGGCCCGGTCCAGGTCGCCGCAGTACCCGTCCAACCTGGTGGACGTGGTGATGCAGCCAGGACAGTACGCCCCAAACTTTGGCCGCAGTCGTGCACAGGTGACCAACCCCAACCTGTATGGCAGGGCGCGTTTCGAGCAGGTGCGCGGTGAGCTGATGAATCCCCAGATGCTGGCCCAGTCCATCCAAGACGTGGACAGCCGGTTGTACTTCAAGGGGATCAGCGAGCAGCGCAACATGGTGCGCGGCGTGGACTTTCTGCGGGCACCGGATCAAAACTTCTTCCACGGCCCTGGGCGCACCGATCCGGGCCGGAATCCCCAGATCACTTCGCAGCTGCTGTCAGAGCTGGGTGATACCAGCGCCGTGACGGGGTATCTGGATCAGCAGACGCAAGCCACCGAGCAATTCCGCGAACAACAGCAGCAAATAGCTGGACAAATCGCGGAAGGCAATCAAGCCCTGCAAGAAAGAACACGCGAGATAGACCGACAGGCGGAACTGGCAAGAGCAGTTAACGATATAGAGCGGCGCACTCTTGAATACTATTTCCAGCAAGAGGACATTCAGGACAGGTTTGATAAGTTGCGCGACGAGGCGTTAGAGCAGCACAAGCAGGCTCTAAAGTTTGGCGTTGAGTTCAACTTGCAGGACAAACTTCGACTTATTGGAGAGCAGGAAAAGAGAGAACTACAGCTTGCCGAATACAACACCGCGAAGGAGCTGCTCGACCTGCGTTACGCAGAGAACGATGCGATAGCCGAGCGCGTCCGCATGATGCAAGACCTCACCCGCCAAGCATCTGAGCCGACGGTGTTCAACGTGCTGGAGCAGCAGAAGGCGCAGCTCGATGAGATCCTGCAGAAGTACCCGGCGATTGGCCAGGCGGCTGATGCTGCGGCCACCCTGGCGACCAACGGCATGGCCGAAATGATCGCCGGCACCAAGTCCGCCAAAGAAGTGTTCGCCGACTTCCTGCAGGGCATCGCCAGCGCGCTGATTGACACGGCAAAGAAGATGATTGCCCAGTACATCGCCATCGGCATCGCCCGGATGTTTGCTGGGATCGGTGCACCTGGTTTCGGTGGATTTGCGCCGGGTGGAGTTGGCGGCGCCAGTCCCGCCCTCGGCTTTAACCCCAGCGGCTTTGCTGGCGGCACCGGAATCCCGTTCTTCGCCAACGGCGGCATCATGTCCCCATCCGGCCCGCTGCCGCTGAAGGCCTACTCTCGCGGTGGCGTCGCCAGCACCCCGCAGGTGGCCCTATTCGGCGAAGGCTCGATGAATGAGGCCTATGTGCCGCTGCCTGATGGCCGCCGGATCCCCGTGGCGCTGCAGGCCCCGGACGGCAACCGTGGCGATCGGATGCGCGAGCTGATGGGTGCATCGCCCGCTGGCAGTAACGCCTCGCCGGTGCTGAGCATGAGCTTTGAGACCACCACGATCAACGGGGTGGAGTACGTCTCCCGTGACCAGCTCGAAGCGGCAATGGCTGAGACCCGCAAGCGTGCCGCCAATGATGGCGCCAAGCAAGGATTCAGCATGACGGTAGACAAGATAGAGCAAAGCCCTGGACTCCGCAGAAAACTAAGGCTCCCCTGATGGCCGCGACCTTCCCCGATCTGAAACCGAACGAGCGGCAGATGACGCTCGGCACCTACCCGGTCAAGGTGTTCCGCACCATGGCGGGCACGACGGTAAAGCGGTCCTACGGCAACAAGGCCTACGGCTATCAGCTGAGGCTCACCTTCGCCAACCGCCGTGACCGGGACATCCTGCAGGTGGTGCGGCACTACGAGAACACCGAGGGCGGGTTTGAGCGCTTCGAGCTGCCGCCTGAGACGTTTGCGGGCGTCACCACCACCGGCCAAAGCAGCAGCCCGCAGCGCCCCGGCTTGCGCTCAATGCTGCGCTCCCCTGACGGCTGCCTGTGGGAGTATGCGGGCCCCCCGTCGATTCAGTGGGCCGGCAATGAGATCAGCAGCATCACCGTGGAGCTAGTGGCGGAGCTGAACGTATGAGCACGATTCGCATCGCTCAGCTGTTCAATCTGCGCACCAGCAGCGGCACCCGGCACCGCTATCAGAACTATTTTGTCGCCCAGGAATACACCTACCTAGGCGCCAAGTATGACTTTGCTCCGTTCCAAGTGAGCGGCGCGATGGCCAGCCTGGGCGGCGACAATGAAACCGTGCAGGTGCTGTTCCCCAACCTAGAGGTGGTGCTGCGGCTGGTGGAGGAAGGCGACGGCAACCGGCTGAGCGAGCTGACCCTGACCACCCTCTGGCTTAATGCCACCGGCGCAATCGCCAACCAGTACGAGGATTATTACGTGGGCTCAGGTTCCGGGTTCAACGATGACACGGTGGAGCTGCGGTTTAGATCAGCGATGGATTCAGTCGGCAGCAACTTCCCAGCCCGCACACTGACCAGCCAGAACGTGGGCATCCTGCCGCTCAATGCGGAGCTCTACCTGAGATGAATGATCTGATCGGCTTGGCGTATCGGTGGGGCTGCCGGCCTGGTGACGGGACCGGCTGCACGGACTGCTTCCAGCTGGTCTGCGCAGTGCGGCGGCAGCTGGGCCTGCCGGATCACGCGGCGCAGTTCGAGTGGGTCTACCGGGAGCAAACAGCCGAGACGTTCGGGCTGCTTCACCTGCGGCGGCTGCTGGCCTCTCTGGCCGATCCTGTGGCCGCGGCCCTGCCGGGCGACCCGATCTTGCTGGGCGGCGCTGCAGCGGCGCTGGGTGTGGCAGTGGATGGCGGGGTGATGTTCATTGCCCCTGGACAGACTGTGGTGATGACGCCGCTGCCGCAAGGCGCCGGCCAGTGCTACCGGCTGCGATGAGACGACTGCTGCCCTATGAGCACCAGCTGATTGAGCAGCTGGGCGTGAGCCAGGAGGACTACCTGGACTTCATCGCGGCGCAACAGAGGGACTACAGCCGCAGCATTGAGGATCAACAGGCGGAGATCCAAGCGGGCCCCGGCGCCGTCGCCCTTGCGCTCACGGTGGTGGGCATCCTGTTCCAGGTGGCCAGCGCCCTGCTGCTGCGGCCATCGGTGCCTAGCGCCAATCGTAGCCCGCGGCAGACCCGTGAGCAGCGCTTCGCCCCACGGTTCGGGTTCAACAGCTCCCAAGAGCTGGCCCAGTACGGCGAGCCGATCAACCTG